GAATTTATCACCTGCATTAGAACCTGTTGCTTCTACAGCTAATCCGTTTACATAAACATTAAAACTTGTGACTGTTTCGTCGCCAATACGATCTCCAAGAGAACTTGATAAAATATTAAAGTCTAAATCGGTATGGATTTTGTTATCACTGTATGTTGCTTCAAAAGTTCTATCAACTTTAAATCCTAATGGCCCTAATAATATTATACGTGTACCAACTGTCTTTACACTACTAGGATTAAAATCAATCGGATTAACAATATAATCTATTGTTCCGTCAGTTTTAGTTGGTCCTTCTATTAGAGTATTGCTAGGTAAAGTATCTGTATCCCAAACTATTTCTATAGTAAAATCATCGCCTGATTTAAGTGCAAACGTTCCTACAACTTCGGTATTTAATTCTGCTCTACGAATTCTAATTTGACTTATTCCTGGTTGAAATCTTGCAGGTAGTTCAGCTTCTAATATATTCAGCCAATTTACTTCGCCTACACGCAATTTTCGATTCAATGCAAGCTGTGCAGTTTCTTCTTGTACAATAATATCAAAGTTTCTATAACTTGTCACAAGAGGGTTGTTAAGATCCAGTCGTCCGTTTCCAACACTTGCACTACCGTTGGTCACAATTGACCCGTCTGGTAGTACAGTTGTACCACTTACTGCGCCTTGATCTGAATCTGTAGGAGGATTAAATCCTTCTAAACTAACTGTGCCTTGTTCTGTGTTGAATACACTTGTTATAATATCTGTAATAATTCCTAGTTTTTTAACTTTAGTCGGTGGCGAAATGTATATAGGTGCAGTAAAGCCAATTGTAGCAACATCAATATCATCTTGTGTTCCTACCGGTATACTTCTACTACTAAAATTTATATCTTCTAAATACAGCGTTGTTAAACTTGTCCAATCAACATAGTTGTCTGTTGTTTGAAATTCCAAGTCTGGGTTGAACAGCATAAAGATTTGTTCTAGTATTTGTAGCTTTTGCTCAGTGCTGGTGCTCCAAACATCTATGTTTATTGCCAGAGTATAAGGAGTAGGATGCAATCTTTCAACAGTATAACCCTTAGCTTGTTGAGATATATAGCTGTTAGTATCGCTGTCAAATTCTTTTTCACGTAAGTTTATTTTACTAACAAAACTACTATCACTAAGTCTTGCTCTGTCCATTTGTAAACTAGTAATATAAACACCAATACGTGGAGCACTTGGCAGCTTGTTTTCTGAATTTTCTCTTATAATACTACCGACTTGTCTTGTAATATCTCCATACATGCACGGAACTCTTGTTAAATCGCCATCGCCGTCTTGATAACTAAAGTTGCTAAACACTCTAATTATTTGCGTAAGGTATCTACGTATTTGTCCATCATAAAAAAACTGCATTAATTACTTGCCTTTGCTCTCAGTGCTTTACTTAAAGCCTGTCTTTCAATTACTTCTTCACCACCAATTGTACTTACAGTAGTATTGTTAATAAATGTGCCTTTTAGGGTATCTCTATTATCGTCTGGTGTCATTGATGTTCTTACAGAGTCTTCTATTTTACTCCAGGTATTTCCATCGTATCTAAACAATCTATTTGGAAGTAAATCAACTCTTAAAAAATAATCACCTACGGCTGCACCTGCAGGAAATCCACTGCCTTGGCTGTATGGAGCACCGTTAGGCGGTATACCATCACCAACTAAGTATCCCAGATACCCGTTGCCATCAGGTGTGACAAAAACTGTATCACTGGTTATAGTACCGTCAACTAGTAAGTCTTGGTAGTCTGCACTAACAATTGCAACTTCGCCTCTTTCATTAACACTAAGTGTATAGAATTGTATAGTACTATAACCACTTTGATTTGCATAACTTTCGGCTTGTGCAATTACTGCATCATTGATTTGCATTTCCTTTTCATATGTACTCAATACATCTCGAAGTGTATTTCCAGCTTCGTCGCCTGCATCTAAATCAAGTATATCTTTGTATTCTTGTGAATCCATTATTTGTTTTACTCTAACTCTATATAAATGCGGATACCATGTTTGACTAAAGCCTTCTGCTGCTCTTGTCACTTCATCAACTACATAAAATCTTTTTAATGCTACACTATAATCGTTTGCTGCATATTCGTCAATCAAATGAGGTAATTCAAATACATCACCTGGCATAATTTTTCTACCTAGTGTTTTGACACTAGAATTAATATGCATTGTCATAAACAATGTATCATTTTGTAAAAATAAACCAAACTGACTTAAATCAAAGTCTTGATCTTGTACATTATAGTGTGCTCTTACATTATAGATATCGGGATCGTATTTTCTATCTCGGTTTTCTAAAAACAATAAATCTTGTATATTAGTTTCTGCTACAGCATCATATGCTGGTTGTTCGGAAGTGGCCTCATCGGCACTTACAGATTTGGGTCCTAAATACTTGTGTATTAGTAAATCTGTTCCTCCCACTGTGAATTGTTCGTAGATTATCTTATCTAAGAAAAAGTAATCGTTTGACCTCTCCGGCCTATATAGACTTAAACGTGGCATACATATATTTATGATAAATACTGTATGGAGAACTTTGATGGTAGACAGCAACTTAGCAACACAAAAACAACAGGTATTTGATTATGTAAACGCAATGTTAGGCGGAGGCATGGTTGATGTCGAGCTTGATCCAATTCATTATGAAACAGCGTTAACTAAATCATTAACCAAATATAGACAACGTAGTGAAAACAGTGTAGAAGAAAGTTATGTCACTATAAAACTAAACCAAGATCAGAATGTTTATACCTTGCCTCAAGAAATTATTGAAGTAAGGAAAATTCATAGACGCAACGTTGGCAGTAGACTCGGCGGGCTCGGAGGCAGCGGAGGCGGTAATCCAATTTCTACACAGACTATTACTGCTACTGCTGGACAAACAGAATTAAATGTAAATTATAATTTATTATCAGTTGCTACAATCAGAGTTGAGATAAACGGAGTTGCTACTTCTGATTTCACTACCGATAGTGGACAAAATAACATAACATTGATAAATCCGTTAAATGCTGGAGATGTTGTAGGAATAAAACTTTTTCCAGAAGGTGAAAATACTGGCGGCAGTTTGTTTGAGCCATTTAATCTAGCATACACAAACACTTATTTGTTAGCAGGTTCGGGCATAGGCGGATTAGCAACTTATGATTTCTTTGCACAACAACAAGAATTAGTAGGACGTATGTTTGGTAGTTTTATAGAGTTTACATGGAACCCTGCTACAAGTAAATTAACCATACTTCAACGCCCGCGATCAGAAGAAGAAGTTATGTTGTTTTGTTATAATTATCGTCCTGATGACCAATTATTAAAAGATTACAAGTCACAGCAGTGGATTAAAGATTATACACTTGCTAGTTGTAAATACATGCTAGGCGAAGCACGTAGTAAGTTTGCTACTATTGCTGGCCCAGGCGGTGGAACATCGTTAAACGGCGATACTCTAAAGAACGAAGCAATGCAAGAGATGGAAAAGCTAGAAGCAGATTTATCTATGGCTGTAGCAGGCGGTACAGGGTATGGATTCTTAATTGGATAAAATAAAAAAAGTTATTGCTGGCGGTTGTAGCTTTACAGCAGGCTCAGAATTAAAAGATTGGGATGCACAACAGCCTAACATAGGAATTTTAAGACCTCGTAGTGATTTTACATGGGCTAATTGGCTACAGAAAAAAATATACAAAAACGCAACTGTAGACAACACAGCTATTCCTGGTAGCGACTACGGCGGATGTGTTAGGCGTGTAATTTTTCAAACTAACAAAATGTTAAAAATATATAAACCTGATGAAATAGTTGTTTGTATTATGTGGACAAGTATTTTACGTAGGGAATATCCAAGAGTATCTCCAATTGATACAGAAACACTTAACGACGACGAAGATAGATTTTTTAGTTCGCTTCCTTCAGATGGAGACGGTTTAAAGAGTTATTGGTCAATTAGATCAGGAATAGAACGCAGACAATATATTTCCGACGAGCATTTAGCTCGAACACTTATTGAGTTTTATACAAGACGTGCAACTGCGGATAATCATATATATTATCCTTTACAACAATTAGAATATCTTACCAGTTGGTTAAAAATGCACAATGTTAAATTTTATTACACATGCGCTTTTAATGATTTATTAAGTCTTGAACATCATCAGCCTAATGTGTTTTATGAAGATATGAAACAAAGATTAGATTTAAAAAATATTGTGCATACAGAAGACAATCAAGGTTTCTATGACTGGGCCAAAAAACACAATTACAAATGTGGAGAAACAGACCATCCATTAGAAGCAGCACAAGAAAAATGGGCTGATTTATTTTCTAAATACATAGTTGACAAAAACAAAACTATATAGTATAGTTAGTGTATGCGTAAGAAAAAGTTATTAGTAATAGGACACGGCCGCCACGGTAAAGATACTGTGTGCGAGATCCTACGAGACAAATACAACTATACATTTGAAAGCAGCAGCAAGTTTTGCTCAAAGTTGTTCATCTACAATGATCTAAAAGACAAGTATGGATACGCCGATGAAGATGAGTGTTATGCTGACAGACATAATCACAGAGCAGAATGGTATAATGCTATCTGCGATTATAATGTTCCTGATGCAGCGACTCTAGGTAGAGAAATGTTTGCTGCTTACGATATCTATTGTGGGCTACGCAACAAGCGTGAATTCTTTGCAATGCAAAATACTGGAGTGTTTGATTATTGTATTTGGGTTGATAGATCAGATCACTTGCCTAGCGAGTCTAAAGACAGCATGAGCCTAGAACATTGGATGGCAGATTTTACAATTGATAACAATGGAACATTGGATGATCTTTGGTTTAATATTGAACAGCTAATAACACATTTGCATAGATAACTACGCACTTAACCCCTTAAAAAGCCCGTTTTCCACCAGATCTGCTAAATAATACTATAATAGCAATGTTTAGGAGAACAACAATGGCATTAACATCACCAGGTGTAGAAGTCCAGGTTATTGACGAGAGTTTTTATACTCCAGCAGAACCGGGTACAGTACCTATTATATTTGTCGCTACAGGCGAGAATAAATTAAATGGTGCCGGAACAGGAATTGCTCCTGGTACCACTAAAGCAAATGCTGGAAAACCTTACCTACTTACTTCACAGCGTGAACTTGTAGATACTTTTGGTGATCCATCATTTTATGTTGATAATAACAACAACCCAATCCACGGCGGGGAACAAAACGAATATGGTCTTCAGGCAGCATATTCTTACTTAGGTGTAAGCAATAGAGCATACGTAGTACGTGCAGATGTCGATCTCAATGCAATCAATGCAAGTGCAACTGCAACTACTGCTAATCCAGCAGATGGAACATATTGGTTAGATACTGCTAACAGCAGATACGGAATTTTTGAATGGAATGGCAGTGCTGTTTCAGTAAGCAACACTACAGGGCAAAGTTTTACAAACAAAACACCTGTCGTAATTACAGACTCAACTAAAGTAGTTGGCAGTGGTGATTACACACCGAAATCAAGTGTTGGATCAATAGGAGATTATGCTCTTGTTGTTCTTACAACTGTTCCAACATTATATTATAAAAACACATCAGGTAATTGGGTTGTAGTAGGAAGCGGAGATTGGAAAGCAAGCTGGCCTTCAATCACAGGAACAGAAAATGTATCTGGAGACGTATTTACAGCTAGTGATAACTTTACTGTTAATGATTCCGAAGGCGTACAAATCTTTACATTTGTATTAACTGGAGCTACTGCATCATCGTTTGTGACTGATTTTACTACAGCCGCAGCAGGAACTGGTATATCAGCAGCCGTTGTAAACAACAGAATTGAAATTTACAATGACGGTTCTGTGCATGATGCATTTCAGCTAGGTGGCACAGGTACAGTATTAACTGATGCAGGTCTTGCAGGTGCAGTAAATTATGCTGCTCCTAAGTTGCAAGCAAGTGCGCATACTAGTGTTCCTCTTTATAAAACTGGTGACGAAGGAAGACCAACTGGTAGTATATGGGTTAAAACAACTACTCCAAATGCCGGTGCAAACTGGAGTGTAAAAGTATGGAATGATGATACAGAGTTATGGGATACATCAAGTGCTCCAATTTATGGATCAAATCATGCAGCAATTTGGAGTATGGACTTGTCAGGTGCAGGTGCAAATCTTACAACTGCAAATCTTTACATTCAAACCAATACAACTGAAGCAGCAACAAACTTGGCAGATTTTACAATCTTCAAGCGTAATGCATCAGGCGCAACAACAATTACAAGTTCTGCTATTACAGCAACTACATTTATATCAGGAACAGGCAATTTTACAATCAGTGAAAGTGTAAAAGGCAGTGCAATGATGAGTACGCCGGTCACGGTAGTATGGTCACCAGCTGGTGAGATTGCTGATGCTGATGCACTAGCAGGTGCAATTAATGCAGCAGGTTTAGCTAACGTAAGTGCAAGTATTGTGTCAGGTAATAAAGTTGTTATTGAACATGCAACAGGCGGCGAAATTAGAATTGTAGATACAAATACAAAACTTGTTTCAGCTTTCCCAGCATGGAATTATACTAATTCTACAGGCACTGCAAACTTGTACGACGATCCAACTGGCGCTGCAAATAGTTATGTAGCAAGTCTTTGGAAAGAACTTACATATACAGCAAGCGACGATGCGCCAACTGCACTAGCAGCAGATGGCTCACTATGGTACAGTAGCGTAATTGACGAAATTGATATTATGGTACACGATGGTACAAACTGGAAGGGTTATGTAAATGAATATGCAGACTCAGATCCAGCAGGCCCTACTGTAAGTGCTACTGAACCAGAAGTACAATCAGATGGTAGTGCATTGGTCACTGGAGATATTTGGGTAAGCACAGCTGACTTAGAAAACTTTCCAACAATTTACAAGTACAATGCTACATTAAGTAGTTGGGTAGAAATTGATAAAACTGATCAAACTACTGAAAATGGTGTAATATTTGCAGATGCACGTTATAACACAGCAGGCTCAAATAGTGGCTCAGCTGGCGATATTGCAGACTTACTAGCTAGTGATTACTTAGACCCAGATGCACCAGATCCTGCACTATATCCAAAAGGTATGTTGCTTTGGAATCTACGTAGAAGTGGATTTAATGTAAAACGTTTTGAACGCAGCTATATTGATGTAGCAGCTGAAAATACAAGAGCAGACGACGAATCAATGGCAGCGTACTATCCGCATCGTTGGGTGACTGAATCAGCTAATGAAGCAGACGGTTC